ATTAGTAAAAGATAGACCACAAGATATTAAATTCTTACCTGAGTTATCTAATAAGAAACTTATGTTAACATATAAAGAAGATGAAGATGTTGCGAATACAACCTATAAGGATGCTACTGGTGATATTTATGGTGAGCTTGAATATACATTTGATAATGAATTTGTAAAAGATACGACAACACAAGAGATTATATTCTCACCAACACCAAATTCTAATTCTTCATTCGGTGCAATACTACCAAGATTTTCAAGTGGTTATCCAAAATGTAATATTAGAATATTAATTGATGGTGGAACATATTCTTGTGGGACATATTCTATTATATCTACACCTACAATATCAACTACTTCTCGTGTATATCCACATATAAACCATTTTGATAAACCAAATAATCCAACATTTGATATAAATTTTGGAGTATGTAAGTATTACTTTAGAACAGACAATTTTATAAAGACTAATAATAATCTATTTAATCTACACTGGAGAAGAACTTTAAATCAAATAAATACTGGTAGATTATTAACAGCCTTTTTTAATTTGAATGAAACTGATATGTTTAATTTGAAACTATCTGATAAAATTAGAATTGATAATGGTTGGTGGAATATAAACAAGATACAAGATTATAATGCCAATTCTAATTCACCTACAAAGGTTGAGTTGATTAGTATAGATGATGAATTATCAATTGATTATATATCATCTGAACCAATTCAACTAACTCGTGCTTCAAAATTAATTAGTAATGTTAATAATAAAATGACTAATGAAATATTAAGAGTTAAGAATGTTAACCTATCTGATATTGATATTCAATTTAGTGGTATAGATAATATAGTTTATGAAGGAGTTCATAATGCAATAGTTCAAGGTAGTAATAATACTATAAGTCAAGATACTATTGTATTTGGTGATAATAATATAGTTGATTCTAAATCTTTTGTATATGGTAATAATGTTACTGTTGAAATTGGAGTAACAAATTCATTTGTTGTAGGTGATAATATTACTGCAACACAAAGTGATACATTATATACTAATAATATAGTTGTTGCAAGTGGTTCAACAATAAATAATCAACCTATAACTAATATAGTTGGTTTATGGCAAGCTGATATTGTAAATCCTGGTGTTATAAATGCAATTACTGGATATGATACATTAGTTGGTGGTAATGCAGGAACTTCTGTTGATAACGCAACAACTGATAGTATCGCTTGGGGTAATAATGTTGAAATAAGTGGAGCATATTCTGCAGCATTTGGATTAGATACTCTTGCAAGTGATAATGCAATAGTTGCTGGTGATGGTTGTAGTGCTGGGGCATATTCAGCAGCATTTGGTTCATTCACAACAGCTGGTGATTTTAGTATGGCAGTGGGTAATAGTTGTGGTGCAACAGGTACTGGTGCTATGGCAGGTGGTGCTGGTTGTCAAGCAACAGGTCAACAATCATTTAGTTATGGTCTTACTAATAATGCAAGTGGTAATTGGTCAGTATCATTTGGTCAAGATAACTCAGCAACAGGTGAACAAAGTATATCAATGGGTGCACAATGTGTATCAAATGGTGTTAGTTCTATATCAATGGGTAGTAATGCTCAGGCAACTGGTAATAATAGTGTTGCAATGGGTGAAAATACAACAGCAGCAGGTATTGGTTCTGTTGCAATGGGTGTTGGTAACAGTGCAACAGGTGATGCAGCATTTTCAATAAATGAAGCAACCAGTGCAGTTGGAGATTTTTCAATTTGTGGTGGATATGATAACACAGCAAATAGTTTTGGTGAAACAGTAATTGGACATTTTTCTCAAAATCTTGCAGGTACAGCTGGTTCAATAGACCCAGATGATGCAGTATTTAGAGTTGGTATAGGAACATCACCAGCAGCAAGATTAGATGGATTTAGAGTATATAAAAATAGTGCAATTAAATTAAATCCAGTTGAGGAAGTATCTATTACAACTCCTGAAAATGGTATGATTATATTAGATAATGAAGATGGTAATACAAGAATTAAAGTGTATAATAGTAATGGTTCTCAATGGGATACTTATATGAAAATGCCAATACAGACATCTGGTAATGATATATATTTTGATAGACCAGAAATATATGGTTCATCAACTACTCCAATAACTGGTAATTTATTACAACCAGGTGGTGGGTTTGATTATATTGGTATAGTTCAAAAGATTTACCATCAACAAGGAACAACACCTACATTTCCTGCAGGATGGGTTCTATTAAGTGGTGTTTATAACACATCAACATTAAATATAATATATGCTGAGTGGGTTAGTGGTACCAGAGTAGAATACTGGATAATAAATTAAGAATAGATATGAGTTCATATTATAGAACACTTTTAATGAATAATACTTGTATTGAATGGAGTGCAGAAAGCACTGGTGATGTTGGTATAGATTTTTTACAAATACAATGGATAGATTGTGATGGTATAACACAAGGTACAACACTATTGCCTTTAGTTCCACCTTTTACATTTTGTGTAAAAGGTGGAACATCACCTACAATTATTGCAGTAAATGGAACATATAATTTAGACCCAAGTAGCATTGTATGTACATAGTCTATACCCATAAAATATAATCTAAAAACAATAATAAAAACTAATAAACAAAAGTAATGGCACAAGAATTAAATGTTGATATAAAAGTAACTGGTCTTTCTGATCTTAGAAGTCAATTAAAGGCAGCTAAAGATGATGTTATTGCATTACAAAGTTCTGATATAATAGATCAAAAGAAATTATCTGAAGCAACACAAAGAGCTGGTGCTTTAAAAGATGCTTTAAATGATGCTAATGAACAGATTAAAGTAATGTCTGGTGGTTCTGACTTTGAGAAAGTATCAAGTGGATTAGGTTTAATTGGAGCTCAATTAAAAGATATGGACTTTGAAGGTGCTGCTAAGTCGGCTAAACTATTAACAGGAACTATTAAGAGTATGGATCCTAAAGCAATTGCAGATGGGTTTAAAGACTTTACTAAGACAATTGGTCAGTTAGGTAATGCCTTCTTTCAAATGGGTCTTAAATTACTTGCAAATCCAATATTTTTAATAGCAGCTGTTATTGGTGCTGTTGTAATTGCTATTGTGTTATTAAAAGATAAAGTTAAAATATTAGGTGATGCATTCGATCTTATGATGAAACCTATAAGTATATTAATTCAAGGTTTAAAAGATTTAACAGATTGGATAGGTATTACATCATTTGCTGATGATGAAGCAACTGATAAGTTTATTGAGAATTCTAAAAAGAAATCTGCTGCAAGTAAAGAAGCAACTGATGATATTGTTGGTGATTTAAATAGAGAGATAAATGAGAAGAAAGCAAGAGGTGAAGATACCACAAAAGAAGAATTAAAAGTACAAATAGTTTTGGCAAATGTTGCTGCACAGAGACGTAGAGATTTACAGAAAGAGAGAGAAGATATTAAGGAAAACTATAAGAATGCTTCTGATGATAGAAAGGTTGAATTAGATAAAAGACTTGAAGAAATTACAAAAGAGAAGAGAGAAGAAGGTAAAATATATAAAGATGCTAATTCTGAATTCGCTGTAATAGAAGCAACTAAAAATAAAAAGGATTCAGATGCGACTAAGGTAAGTAATGCTAATAAGATTAAAGCAGCTAAAGATTATGCAGCGATGAGATTACAGGTTGAACGTCAAATACAAGATTTAACACTTAGTTTAATGGATGAAGGACTTGAAAAAGACCTTTTGAAAAATAAACAAACATATGATAGAAAGATTGAAGATACTAAAAGGAATGAAAAGTTAACCAATTCTGAAAAAATTAAATTAAATAAATTATATTTTAGTGAAAAAGAAAAGGCTGATAAGGATGCTGAAAAGAGAGAAACTGATAGAATTGATGAAAGAAATAAAAAAGTAATTGCTGCTGAATTAAAAGCTAAAGAGGATTTAAAAAAGATTAGAGAAGATTTTGACACATTTATTTTAAATGAATCAGGCACTCAATTAGAAAAAGAATTGGGTTCGTCTAAAAAGAAATTTGATAAAGAAAGAGAGAATTTAAAAAAGGCATTACAAGATAAGCTCATAACACAACAAGAATTTAATACAAAAGAAGTTGCTTTAAATATTGCACAAGCAAATGAAATAGATAAAATTAGAAAAGGTGATTCAAGTAGAAGTAAACAAACAACAGAAGATGAATATAAAGCAAAAATAGATACTATTGTTAAATTCTTTGATGCAAGTCAAGCTCTATTAGGTAGTATTGGTGCTATATTAAATCAGGGTGATAGTCAAAGACTGGCTAATATACAGACACAGACTGATTCGGAGAATACATTATTAGATGAAAGACGTAATAAAGAATTATCACAAGCTAATTTAACAGAAGCTCAAAAAGATGGTATTAATAAAAAGTATAACCAGTTGAAATATAAGAATGAATTAGAAGCATTTAAAAGATCTGAGGAAATTAAAAAGAAACAATTTGAGAGAGATAAAGCTTTAAGAATGGTTAGTATTGTAATGGATACTGCAACTGCTGTAATGAGAGGTTTTGGTGAAGTTGGACCAATTGCTGGTGCTGTTCTTGCTGGTTTAACAATTGCAACAGGAGCTATTCAATTAGCAACAGTTGCTTCTCAAAAATATCAAGGAGCTGCTGGACCTTCTGCACCATCTATTGGTGGTGGTGTAGGTGGTGGTTCAACTGAGGCAACAACACCAGCATTCTCACTAACAGGTAATGCTAATGTTGGTAGCACAGCACAAGGACCAATGAGTGAAGTAGTTAGAAATGAAAACATTACAGTTAATGCAGTGTTTAGTGAGACTGAGGTTACAAACGTACAAAATAGAGTTAAAAGAATAGAGGAACGTTCACAACTTTAATATATACAAAACAATAATAATAAATAAAATAAAACATAAAATGGCAAACATATCATATATAAGATTATTACAATCTGTTGAATTATTCTCAAAAGAACATATGCAGGTTAAAAGATTTGCAAGTGACTTTCCCGCTCAGATGCCAAACTTTGGTACTGAAAGTGAGAAATATCCAATAATTTTTGTTAGTCCATCTGATAATATTTTTAGTGAGAATGTTACTACCTTTACAATTGATATATATTGTTTTGATATAATACAAAAAGATAGAAGTAATATAAATAATATATTATCTGATACTAATTTAATATTAAGTGACTTACACAGATGGTATTTAGATGGTGAAATATTTGGTCTTGATATAAGAGAACAAGTTACAACAACACCTATTGATAATTCATTATTAGATTATGCCGCTGGTTGGAAAATGACTGCAACTTTTGATGTAGATACTTATGGTATTTGTGAAATACCTTTTATTAACGAACCAGTTATATTAATGGAAGTAAATGATGTTATCTATTCAACTGTATTGACTTGTGAAACACTTGCTGATTGTGAAACCTTTAATAATTTAGTAAATTTAGTAGATACAAAAATTGGTGAAGCACCTATTGATGGACAACAATATGTTAGACAAGATGCTGAATGGGTTGTATCAACAGGAGTAACATTTTCACAATTATTAGAAAATGTAACACCTGATGGTTATTTAGGTTTAAGATTACAACCTGCAAGTGCTTCTAATAATGGATTCTACATAAATAAATCTACAAATCAATCAGTTGGTTACTATGTAAGAAATACTGATAATGTAGGTAATGCTGCAGTGTCTGCACTTTATCTTGGTGGTTCAGGAGGTTTATATGATAACTATGTGAGTTTATTTCACGCAAATGCTGGTTATTCTATACCATATTTAAGAAACAAGAATGGTTTAATTTCAAATAATGATTTATTCTTTATTGGATGGCAAGGAGCATCATTTGATTTTGTAACAAGCACAGGCACATTTGGTAGTGAAACAAGTAAGTTTAGAATTACAAATAGTGGTACAGTTAGTATAGGAGTTACACCAAGTTTAGATAACACAACAACTGATATATTAGGTAGAAAAGCAGATGGAACAATTGTTAGAATTGATAAATCTTCTATTGTAGGAACAGGAAGTTATTTACCATTAGCAGGTGGAACAATGTCTGCTGATGCAGGTATATTCTTTGCAAATGGTTCTAAATTAAGTGAAGGTATAGTAGATGCAGGAACAGGTGGTAATAAAGGAATTGCTTTAACTTGTGCAGTTGGTTATGAGTTCAAATGGGAAGCAGGTGAGTTATATTTAACAGACCTTAGTGGTAACTATATTGATGTTAAAGATTATGCAAGATCATTACCTACTGTAAATGATGATATAACAAAAGGTTTTGTAAGTGGTTCTAATTGGAGAATTGGTAACCAATTCTATCAATGTCTTGACCCAACAGAAGGTGCTGCTGTATGGGTGCAAGAAACTGACTTTGGAACATTACAATTAGTTACTGATAATGGTAATGTGACAACAAATCAAATTAATATTTATTCAGATACTAATGGTTTATTTATTAAAAATGATAGTGAATTAAATGATAATTTAATTCTTGCAGCAGAGAGTATAATAACATTTAATGATGGTGGTATTGTTAGAAAATCTATAATAGATAATCAAACATTAGTTTTTACAAAAGATTCTATTAGTAAAACAATATCAGCTGGAACATACAATACAGATGAAAATACAATATTAATATTACCAGATAAAGCAAGTGGAAGTTATACTTTTGCTATGATAGATGATATACCAACAAAAACATCAGATTTAATAAATGATGGAGAAGATGGTATAAATCCTTTTATTACATTAGAAGATTTACCAGTTTTATCTTTAGATGAACTTACAGATGTAGAAATTACAAGTCCTACAAACAATCAAATACCAGCTTATGAATCAGCAACTTCTCTTTGGAAAAATAAAAGCATACTTGATTTAGTTGAAGATTTTAACAGAACTCAAGGAATATATTACTTTGAAGAGTTTATGGGTAATCAGGGTGGTGCACTTGCGGCAGCTTATTCAAATGTTATAACATTAGTAAGTGGTAATGGTACAGCAAGAAGTGTTGGTACTACTAATAGAACCAATCAACAAGGTATTATTCAACATTCAACAGGAACTGCTGCAACTAACTTTAGTGGATATATTTATGGTTCATCATTATATATTGGTTCAGGTACAATAAGTATTGAAACTTATGTAACAATAGACACATTATCTAATGCAACTCAAAGATTTTTTACTTATTTTGGATATGCTGGTGGTAATTCAAACTGGTTAAACATACCAAGTGGTATATTCTTTTCTTATGATGAAGGTGGTGTTGTATTCTCAGGTGGTATAGCTACACCTAACTGGAAATGTTATACAAGAGCTAGTGGGGGCACTGTAACTGTTACAACTACATCAATTCCTGTTGTTGATGGTCAATGGTATAAATTAAGAATTGATATTAATGCTGATGGAACAAGTGTTACTTTTTATGTTGATGGAGTTTTAGTTGCTACACATACAACAAATATACCATCATCAACAACAGTAATTGCCCCTATTAGTATAATAAATAAGTCTGCTGGAACAACAGCAAGAACAATGCTAACAGATTACTTTATGTATGAAGAAATCTTTACAAATGCAAGATAAAATATAAATTAGATATGATAAAATATAGATATACAATAGAGAACCAAATGGTAGAAGTTTTAGATATAAATGAAATACCACAAGGATTAGAATATGAAACAATTGAATATGAAGAGATAGTATCACAAACATATTTAATACAAGAGGCTTTAAAAATAGATTTAGAATACACAGGACTTATATCTGACCTACTAAAAAAACACATTGAGAAACTGAGTCTTGATTCAATACCTATTCCTCAAGATGTTATTGATGAAAGAGTTAGATTGAGAGAAGAGTGTAACCAGAAGATTTTAGATTTAGGAATAACTAATTTTAGTTACAGACAACAGAATATAAAACTATAAAATTAAACACATATGAGTATAGGTGAATTAAATAAACAATTAGAAAAATCTCTAAAAAAGTTTATTAAAGATAGAAAACATATAAGAACTGGTGCTTTATATAACTCAGTTGAATTTGATTGTAAAGATAATAAAGAACTTAATATACATTTTAGTTCTAAATTCTATATTCAATATTTAGAGAATAGGAAATTTGTAGATTTATATTTTAGTTCAGATGATTTTAATGATATTATTACAAATTACACAATAGGTACTTTAACTGATTTAATATATAGTAGTGATTTAAAAAAATAAAATATAAACTATGTTAAAAATTAACCTGAATGAAAAATCATATGAGATAAGAAACTCAATGAATGAATTACTAATAAAAGAGTTTGAATATATAACCTCTTTATTAAATGATAAAGAAAAGCAATACTTTGAAAAGTGGTCTGAAATATTTGTATATTTAGGACTACCACAAGATGTTGTTGATAGTTTTGATACATTTGCTTTTATTGATATTATTAAAGAATTTAATATATTCAATCAAACCAACACAGATATAGTTAAAGAAATTAAAATAGGTGATGATTCATATGTATCATATAACGATACTTTTAAAATCACAGTTAAAGATATGTCAATGATTGAATATTATATAGGTAAGAATGATAAAAGATATATTGGTGAGGTTATGGCGATCTTATATAAAAGACCAGGATTTGATAAAACACTAAATTATGATAAAGCTCATATACATCATAAAGCTGAACTATTTAGAAATAATATAACTGCTGACAATGTAGTTCCTGTTATAACATTTTTATCTAAAAAACTTGTGGTTGATTATGAACTTGTTAAAGAATAGAATACCTACTAATTGGGATTCTGTTTATTTAGACCAATTTATTGAGTTAGTAAAAATAAATGATAAAGATATATCATTCTATAATAAACAGATTGAAATAGTTTCTATTCTACTTGATATACTACCAGATGATGAAGAGTGGGATGATGTAGATACCTCTGAATTAAATGATATTATAAAATCATTAAAATGGATATCAACAGAGCCATCCAATAGTTATTCTGAAATAATAAATAATTATAAGTGTATAGATATAAACAATTTAACATTTGGTGAATTCATAGATATAGATTATTTATTTTCTGAGAGTAGTATATCAAATATAAATAAGATTTGTTCTATATTATATAGAAAATACAAACAAGATGAATGGGGTAATATAATATATGAACCATATGGTAGATATGATTTAGATTTAAGAAAGTTAGAATTTGATGAACTACCTATTACATCTGTTTATGGTGTTATCAAAAAGTATAAAGAATATAAAGAGAATATAGAAAGTATTTATAACACTATATTTGAAACTAAATTAAATAGTGATGATTTAGATGATATAGAAGATTTAGATGATGAGGATAAGGTTGAAATGGATAGAGAAGAGTTGATGAGACGTTGGGGTTGGGAGAATGTTATATACAAACTTGCTGATGGTGATGTAACAAAATATGATGATATAACTAATCTACCATTAATATTTATTCTAAACCAGTTATCATTTATGAAAGATATGAAATTATAAAAAATTATATAAAAAACAATAATGTTATGAAAAAAGATTTACCAAAATATAAGATTACTATTGACCCTGAGTATTCAGAAGATGAACAAGACTTAGGTATATCTATGATCGCCTTTACTTCAAGACCTGCTGTTATAACAAAAGGTATGGCATTTAATGCTGATGAACCAGTAAAACTATTCTTTGTTGATGAATTAAAGTATAGAATTTGTGCTCCTGTAATGATACCAATGGAGATATACAGGTGTGATAGTAATGAAGAATATTTTGTTCAATTCACTGAACAAGAAATAGATTCTATTCACCAAAAGTTTATGAGTAATCTTACAAATAAAGATATATTCAATTTAGAACATAATTCAAAGAATGTAATGCCTGCTTTTGTATTAGAAGCTTGGATTGTTGATACACCAGAGACTGATAAAGCATTTCAAACATATGGTATATTAGTTCCTAAAGGAACTTTAATGATGACTACACAAATAACTGATAAACAAGTATATTTAGATTTAGTTAGTAAAGAACAAGTTGGATATTCAATTGAAGGTTTTTTAGGTTTAAAGTTATCAGATGTTAAACCACCATATCACTTAGATTGTAAATGTGAAGAAATAAATGGTGAAATAATTTCAGAATCTGGTGTTTGTGACTATTGTTTAGAACAATCTCAATTTGAAATAAATAAAAAAAATAAAGAAACAAAAATGGAAGAAAACAAATTAAACATTCCTGCTGGTGAATATACAGACAAAGATGGTAAAGTATTTATTGTTGCAGAAGATGGTACAATTTCTATGAAAGAAGTGGTTGAAGAAGAAATGGCTTGTGGACCAAAAGAAGAAGAAATGGCAATTGAAGTTGATGAAACTGCAAAAGTTGAAGCTAATCCTGGTGACAAGACAGAAGAAGAAACAAAGATTAAAGAAACAGAACTTGCTGAAGGTGATATAGTAACAGAAGAGGTAGTTACTGAACCAACAACTGAACCAACAACTTACACAAAAGAAGAAGTTGATGCTAAATTTGATGAGTTATATAAGCTTATTGGAAGTATGAAAGCTGAAGAAGTTGAGGTTGAAGACGAGATTGAATTAATACCAACACAATTGTCTATAAACGAAAGATTTGAGGCATTTAACAAATTTTATGTTAATTCAAGAGTTGAATTATAATAAAAAATATAAAAATAATTATTCTAAACAATAATATAAAAATAAAACAAATAAAAAATGAGAGAATTAAAATTTGACTTAAACATTGACAGTTCAGCATTATTAAATGCAAATCCTGTTGAATTCTTTTCTAAAGCATATATCAATGAAGATATTGTAAATAACTTCAGAACATTGCCAGGAATTAAATCAAAAACAAAAATTGCTACAACTTCTTTTACAAACATCTTGAAAGAGAGTTCTTGTGAATTTGTTGCTGGTGACCAAACTTTATCTGCAGTAGAAATTGATGTATGTCCAGTATCTGCACTTGCTGAAATCTGTAGATTTGACATTGAAGCATCTTACTTATCTTTATCTATGGCTAAAGGTTCAGGAGCTTCTTTTGAAGTACAACCATTTATGAACTTTTACTGGGACCAAATGGCTAAAGAAATTGCTGCAGAAGTTGAAGTAATCAGATGGCAAGGTAGTGCAGGTTCAACTGCATCTGGGTACACTGGTTCAAACTCTTACAAAGCATTGTGTGATGGTTATGAAAAACTTTTACTTGCTGACACAGCAGTATTAGATGTAGCTGCTACAGCTTCTATTACACCTACAAATGTATTAGGAGAACTTGCAAAAGTTTACAATTCATTGGCAACTAATGCACCACAATTAATCAACAGAACTGCTGATTTAAGATTTTTTGTATCACCTAACATTGCTGCTGCTTACAGACAAGCTGTTGCTGCTGGTAATACTTTATCTTATGTAACTAAAAATCTTGATTTTTCATTCTTGGATATCAAATTAGTAGTTGCTGAAGGTATGTCTGCTAACAAAGCTGTATTAACTTTGAAAGATAACTTAATCTATGCATTTGATGGTGAAGGTGATGGTAAAGCATTAAAAGCTGTAAACTTAGAAGATTCTGTTGCAGAACCTAAACTTAGAACAAGAGCTAACTTAAAAGTTGGATTCTATATTGTTAATGGTGCTGAGATTGTTTACTACAGCTAAATAAAAAATATTAGTATATAGGGGTTATAAAAAACTCAAGGTTAGAATAAAGACCCTTATATTACTAAAATAAAAAATAAAAAAATATAACAAATGGCTTGTACAACTTTAACATCAATTACTAAATCTTGTTCTAACAACCAAGGAGGTATATTTTCTGTATATATTAATGACACTGATAATGTTATAGTAACTGCTTCTGCATCAACTCACTTAATCACAAGTGCAACAGCATCACCAAAATTCACAACTTTCGAGTTTAATAGAAATGTTGGTTCTGTAACAGTTGATCCTAAGATTGACTTAATAAATGGTTCAACTTTCTATGAAGCAAAACTAACATTAGTATTTCACAGAAGAGAAGCTTCTAAATCAAGAGCTTTACAAGTTCTTGGTGAAGGACAAAGATATTTAGATATTATCTTTTTAGATGCAAATGGAATATATTGGTATTTAGATCACGCACAACTTGATGGTGGAACAGAAGAAACTGGAACACTTAGAGCTGATGGTTCAAAATATACAGTAACTTTTACTGCTCAAATGGCTAATAGACCTTATGAAATTCCTGTTGCTTTGGTAACCGCGGTTATCTAATAAAAGAAAATAGTAAATAAAAGCCCTCTAATTATATTAGAGGGCTTTATATTTTATATAGTTCTTAAACAATAATAATAAAAATAATAATAAAAAGTGATATATATTCAAAAATCAACAACTAATAATATGGTGTTAACTTTATCAGAAAGTTCTAAATTAACATCACCTAACTTTTTATTCATATTTCTAAATGAATATAATTTAGAAGCTCAAACAATAACATTCTCAACACCAGATATAAGTTCCTACACTAATAGATACAATCAGTTTGTTTTAGTAGAAAGTGCAACAGGATCCACAACAGGAGGTTATAATGTGCCACTAAGTTTAGTAAGTGGGCAATATAAATATACTGTATATGAAGGACTGACTGCATCTCTTGATATTAATGATACAACTGGAATTGTAATAGAAGAAGGTAGAATGGTTGTCAGTGGTAATGATGATGATATAGAAACTATAAATGATAGTGTCTATTTATAAAAATAAAAATATATAAAATGGGATTTTGGAATTTTAACAAAAAAGAAACAACAATGGTTACAACACAAGAAGGACCTTTGTATAGTGCCTTCAGCACACCTTTTGGTAAGATAGGTGAAGGAAACTTATCACTACCTTATATAAGAGGTTATGGTTCAGAAAGATTTATTAGATTTGGTAATGATAATTTATTTCCTCAAATAGTAAATCAAATGTATTTTCAATCTGCTTTAAATGGTTCTATTATAAACTATAAAGCAAATGCAACAATAGGTGGTGGTTATGAAATAATATCAAATGATAAATCAGCAGTTCAAAAGATAAAAGAATATACTTTTATTAAAAAGAATAGATTCAATAAACTAATAAGACAATTAACTAAAGACTTAATAATGCACGGACGTGTATGTATCATTATAGACCCTACAACGAAAGATATTTCAATAAAGAGAGTTGGACCTGAGAAGGTGAGAGTAAACATCTCTAAGACTATCTATACTATCTCAGATGACTGGGCAAGAAGTGTAGGTATGTATGAAATTGCACCATATTATGTTGGTGCAAAAGAAAAAACATTATTTGTTTATGAAATAGATGGTGATGCAGGACAAGATATTTATCCTATACCTCAATACTGCTCTGCTTTAAATGATGCTTTCTTAGATGGTGAAATGTCATATTTACAAAAATCTAATATAATTAATAGTATATTT